TTTTGTCTGATCTTGCATCAACGGCTCAAAAGTCTTGCGAATCCCTTTCTGGATTTCCCGTCACGTCCTCTTATTCATCACTTACAAATGTATCCTCCGGACTCCGCAGCTATTATGACTGGGTGACTCGTGAAGGCTTCAGCGACTCATCCTCTCTGGGTACAGAACATGAGATGTCTTACTCAGATATCAAAAACCTGATAGACACGTTATCGTTTGTGATCAGGAACCGCAATGACGATCTTCTTCGTGGCAAAGACAGTTCTGGACACCTAATCGTTGATGATCAGCGCTACATGTCCGATAATGACGGTCACCTTCCTTCGACGTTGCGTCCCTCTGCCCTTGAGGATCTAATTTCCACTCTGAAGAAGTTAGAGGAACGCCGCAACCAGCTTGGCGCTCTTGAAGGCGTAGAGACAGAGCGAACGCACATTCAGACCCTTATCGACCAGCGCCGCAAATATTTCGAGAAGATTTCTGAGATTTCTTCCGAGCCTTCTGTGACTTCCGATATGAGTATGGAAGATCTTGAAAGATCCTTGAAATGGTTTAAGAATGCCGTTAAAACGACGACGGGTGCCGCCTTTGACTATTACAACCAGAAGCTGTCATCCACAGTGTCTCTTCTGAAGGGTTATCAACATCTGATGAAATTGCCTGAGATGGAGCAGGAGACAGGCCGTTTGGGCGGACTGGGCAAGGCCGAGCTGAAGGTGGAGCTGAAGGCCATCGGCATGGACGGTCTGCGCAAACGCATCAAGGAGCTGCAGAACATGCTCTCCGACACAAAGAACCCGATGAGCGTGAGCCAGCGCAAGGAGATGACGAAACTTGTGGCCAGCTATGAGGACTACGAGAAGATCTTGCGGAAGAGCGACGTGACGGTGGAGAAGTCGTGGAGCAGCATCAAGGGCATCGGCGGCGGCATCAGCTCACTGACCGAGACCTTGCAGGAGAACCGCGGCGCGTGGGCCACCATCACCGGCGTGGTGGACTCGGCGATACAGATATACCAGGGCGTCAGGACGGTAATAAGCATTGTGGAAGCCCTGACGGGCGCAACAGAGACGAACACGTCAGCCACCATAGCCCAGGGCGCGGCCAAGACCGTGGAAGCAACCATCGACACGACGGCTACGGGCGTGGAGGTGACCAACAGCGCGGCAAGAGCTGCAGCCTCTACCATTGAGACCACGGCTGATGTTGCCGGAGCTGCTGCCAAGACCATGAAAGCCCATGCCAGCATACCATGGGTCGGCATAGCGATAGGTGCCGGTATGGTGGCAACGCTTGTCGGCATCATGGAGTCTCTTCCTAAATTTGCTGACGGTGGCATTGCTTACGGTCCAACATTGGGTATTTTTGGCGAGTATGCCGGCGCAAAGTCGAACCCTGAGGTCGTGGCCCCACTGGACAAGCTGAAGTCGCTGATAGGCGACAGCGGCGCGGTGGCCGGCGTGCGGATGAAGGGGAGAGTAAGAGGGCGTGACATCGTGATGGCCATTGCCAACGAGACGCGCATCAACCGCAAGCGAACGAACATAAAACTATAGAGGATGTACATACACGGACAATTCTACAACGAGCTGAACGACCGCATCGAAGTGCTGATACTGACACACGGCGACCGCGGCGAGGAACTGGAGATAGGCGACGGTAAGAGCGGCCTGTACTTCAGCGATGACCCCGTGGAGACAACGAGCGAGGTGAACGACACGTTTGACCACCTGCTGTGCGAGCAGGCCACGGTGCGTTTGCTGACGCGGAACTTCGTGCAGGACTTCTTCTGCTCGTCGTGCAAGGACGCAGTGGTGAACATCTACCGCGAGGGCGTTTGCCTCTTTGCAGGATATGTGGAGCCTCAGACCTACTCGCAGGACTACAACGAGGAGCTGGACGAGATAGAGCTGAGCTGCATAGACGCTCTGACGGCCCTGCAATATGCGAAATACCGTAACGTGGGCTCGTTGGGCGTGCTCTACGGCGTGGTGAAGGGACAGGCCTCACAGCGCACCTTCCTGAGCCTGATGAATGAGAGCCTGGACATCAAGGGCGGACAGACGACTCACTACTGGTATGACGGGAGCAAGGCCGTGGACGCACAGAGCGCCAATCGCCACGCCATCTTCGGCCAACTGACCATCAACGAGCTGCTGTTTCTTGGCGACGAGGAGGACGACGTGTGGCAGCAGGACAACGTACTGGAGGAGCTGCTGAAGTATCTGAACCTGCATATCATGCAGGACGGCATGGACTTCTACATCTTCTCGTGGGAGACGGTGAAGGGCGAGAAGGACATCTACTGGCGCGACCTTCTGACGGGCGGACGTCTGACGACGGCCCGCAGCACGACGGACATCACGACACAGAACGTGGTGGGCATGGAGACAAGCATCAGCGTGGGCGAGATATACAGCCAGCTGCTGCTGACATGTGACGTGAAGAGCGTAGAGAGCGTGATTAAGAGCCCGCTGGACAACGACCTTGTTTCCAGTCCGTTCTCGAACAAGCAGAAATATCTGACGGAATACAGCAGCGACGGCGAGGGCAATAAGGCCATCGAAGCCTTTGACGCGATGACGCACGGGCGTGAGACCGATTTTGACGGCGGGCGTATCACGGACTGGTACATGCAGGTGATGGACAATGCGGAATGGACCTTTCCCGACAAGGGCAAAGGCAGCCTGATGGCGGAATATGGCGAGGGGAATTCGAACCAGGAGCGTCTGCCCAACGTGCTGGCCCAACAGCCGGGTGCGGCCATTATCGCCTTTGGCAAGGTGGAGCGTAAGACAGACGGCAAGGACAACTCGCCCGTGTCGAAGGTGGAGATGACGAACTGCCTCTTCATCAGCGTGAATGGCAACGGCGAGGACAAGGACGAGAGCAAGGCCTACCCCAACGAGACCACACTGAAAGCCTCCATCCCCTTAGCGGAATACAACGGCAACACGACGGGCGGGGTGTTCTCGCCCAACGACGATGAGACGACCAACTACATCGTTCTAAGCGGGAGCATAGCGCTGAACCCCGTGATGGCCCTGACGGACACCTACAAGGCTATATACAACTATACGCCGTCTGCAGGAGTGATTCCGAATCCTATCTTTGGCGTCGGCATCGGTCAATGGTGGCACCGCACTGTGCCGAGCCGCGACAATGGCGACGGCCGTTACTACACCCAGAAGTGGTGGAAGGCATCGACGCCAGGCACGGAACCGGAGTGGGACGCGGAGCGAACAAATGGGCTTGTGCCACTAACGGAGAAAGGCCCGGAGGAGTATGAGTTCAAGTACAGCGCCATCGGCGACAGCTCGGACCAAATATCGAAGGTGGGCGTAGTGGCCTGTATGCTCATCATCGGCGACAAATGCGTGGTGGAGACCGGGTCGACGGGCACACCATCAGACTATGAGTGGCGGACCTACAAGCAACGGAGCCAATGCTCGAGCGACGACGAATACTACCAGCAGAGTTTCACCATCGGCTTTGACCCGAAGATAGGCGACAAACTCATCGGTACGAAATTTGACCTGCAGAACAACATTAACTACAAGATGGGCATCGACGCAGAAGGGATAGCGATACCCATCAGGAAGAAAGACAGGGTGAGCGGTGCGGTGAGGTTTGTCATCCTTGGCCCCGTGAACGTGACCTGGGACGTGATAACCCGCCGCCATCCCACCTTCTTCCGCCATACGAAATGGGGCAGCAGCACGGTGGCCCTGCTTCCTCACGTGAGCAGCATCGTGATTGAGTCGTTTGAGATGAAGATATACAGTGACAACGGCCTTGTGAACAACACGGGCGACAAGGACATCGTGTATCTTAGCGACACGAAGGAAACGTTTGTGAACCGCAAGGACGACATCAGCTTCAAGATCAGCTCGGCGCTTACCTCAGCAGAGAGCCATGAGCTTGGCGTGACAGACAGCGTGAAAATGAGCACACCCGTGAACACGCAGACGGGCGGCGGCGTGCTTCAGATATACGACTACGCCCGGGAACTGAGCGCGAAGCCCGAGCAGCTGTATGTGGACAGCTACTACCAGGAATACCATGCTCCCCGGATAACGATGACGCAGAAACTGAGGGACAAAGCCGGGGAAGGACTTGTGAACCCGCTGCTGCACTACCGCCATCCGGCGATGGGGAGGACATTCTTTGTACAGGGCATCAGCCGCAGCATCAACGAGGGCTCGGCAGAAATGAACTTAAAGGAGATAGAACAATGATAGACGTCAAGATCATCAGCAAACCCAAGAATGAGGGCAGCACGAGCGCCGTGAACACGGGCAGTACCGCTTACAGCAGCATG